GGTTGAACATTCTTGTAGTCCATCTTTACGTCTGCTGGTTGTTTTTGAGCTGTATTGACCTCATGTGATGGTGAAAGAGTCTTTCCAATGATCACACTAAACCCAAGACCAATAATGATTGTTGGAACTATTTTATGAAAGATAGACATTTGAACCTCCCTAGTTGCTCACGCTCACTGTGTTCACGTACCCTATAGTTAACCATATAAGATTATTATTTTGAAAGTCAAGATTAAATGTCAACAATTGATCTAAAACTTGTAAATAGGTACGAAGCTGTTGGATATAACCCACAAGCTGTTGGGTACTACGATATTGATGTGGATACGTCAACAGGTGACCTACTACTTGAAGATGGGTTTGATACAAGCCTCATTGTTAGTATCTTTGGTGAACGTCGTGCAGCTCAATATGAAGTTGCTAAACCAAGTCAACGTAGGGGCTGGTGGGGCAATACAACACGGGTAGATGGTCATGAGGATGGATCTAAGCTTTGGCTACTTGACCAAGCACGGTTAACCACTGGCACTGTTAGGTTGAGTGGACAGTATGCATATGAGGGCCTTAAGTGGCTTGTTGAAGATGGTTACCTTAAGTCAATTGAGACTGATCCAGAAGCTGTTGTGAGTAATGGTGATGGGTCTATCACATTGAACGTTAAACTGGTTAGACACGACTATAAGAGTGAGAACAAGTTCTTCACTGTTTGGGAAGCTACTGGTTAAATCATCCCGCTTGGTACTATTATATAATTAATCAGGTGTTCAACATAGTAAATAAGCCCGTTCGGTATTATTCTATATTGTACGTTATAACGCACATTTTATGCAAACATACACAAACATTGAAGAGGAATGAGTATGAGTATCCAATTTCCAAGGAATAGGAAGGAAGTAGTAGATCGTGCAAAAGCCGATATGCAATCACAACTACCTACAACTAATCCATTCCTTAAGAACAGTTACCTAGGTGCACTGATAACAAGTTGTGCTGGTCGTGTTTATGAGTTCTATCTTCAGATGAAGAATGCTTTGCTCATGATGTTTCCAGACACTGCAACAGGTGCTTACCTTGAACGTTGGGGTTCATATGTAAATGTTAATAGGAACGCAGCCACACAGTCTACTGGCTATGTAACGTTTACAGGTATAGCAGCTTCAGGTATACCAAGTGGTACCACACTAAGCGATAGTGAAGGTAATACATATACAACATTATCAGCTGGTACAATCACATATACACCATTCTCAGTTTCAAGCTTAACACGCTCAGGTGACGTAGCAACAGTTGTTGTAACAGGTACACATAACTTTGCAACAGGGCAAGAAGTAGCCATCACAGGTGCAACCCCAAGTGCATATAATGGATCAAGTTGGGTAATCACTGTTGTTGATGATACAACCTTTAACTTTACAATTACTGGTTCACCTGCAACACCTGCAACAGGTACGATAACTGCTTATGCGTATGTAGCTAGTGTTCAAGTTCGTAGTAGTGTTTATGGGGCTGATGCTAACCTTGTCAGCGGTACCGAACTAACCTTGAACACACCAATAGCTGGTGTTGATAATACCGTACTGGTTGGTATTGATGGGCTCACTGGGGGTACTGATATTGAAAGCGATACGAACTATCGTGAGCGTGTTCTATACCGCTATCAGAACCCTATAGCTTTATTCAATGAATCAGCTATTAAGATTAAAGCATTTGAAGTGCCAGGGGTTACACGTGTATGGGTACGCCAAGCAGGCTATACTTATAATTATACAACAGCAGTTGCTTCATTGACAAGCTCAGGGCTAGTTGCAACAGTAACAACAACTGGTCAACATCAGTTGGAAAGTGGTCAGACCATCACAATGTCTGGTGCAACACCTACTGGTTATAACATAACAGCTCGGATCTTAGTATTAAGTTCTACAACCTTTGCGTACAACATACCAACTACACTAAGTAGTCCAGCAACTGGTACATTAAGTTATGCTCCTGGTGTTCCAGCTGGTCAAGTCTTAATCACATTCATGCGGGATGATGACAGCTCAGGAGTTCCAGACGCTGGTGAAGTAACAACTGTTAAGAATAAGATACTTGAGATAAAGCCTGCACATGTTTATGATGATGATGTTATTGTTTTTGCACCAACACCAGTTACGGTTAACTTTACATTTACTGCACTATCTCCAAACACTGAGACAATGAAAGCAGCAATCACTGCAGCATTGACTGAGATGTTTAAGACACAAACCGAACCACAGGTGGACTTACCAGCTGCTGCTTATACTGCAGCCATCTGGCAAGCAGTGAGTGAGGCTGGTGAGACTGTTGTTAGTTACACACTCAGTGCACCAAGTGGAACCATCAGTGCTGGTGCAACAGGAATACCAGTCCTTGGTACAATAACGTACCCATAACATAATATGGTCTAGAAAGCGTTTTAAGCTGTTTCTAGGCCATATTAACAATCTAGGCTATGTACCTAGCACAATATATTCAAAGGGGCCTGTAGGGTCTTCTAAAGCGTTTTAAGAGGTGTTTAAACCATGGTGTCTATTGTTGGAAGATTATTCAAGACAAAGACTGAGTCCAACCAGCAGGAAACGCTTGCAAGCTTTGTTCCAAATGGTAGACCGTTCTTAGCTAAGCGCTTTCCCCAAGCTACCCTATATAAGTTATTATGGGGGTTAGCGATTGAGTGTGGACGTGCTGAGGGTCAGTTGAATGATATCACACTTGAGCATGAGATCTATCAAACAACGTATCTCATTGATGAGTGGGAAAGAGCTCTTGGTATTCCTGATAGCTGTATGCCTGTTGCTGACACGCTTGAGAAGCGACGTAACAACGTACTGCTTAAGCTTGGTGCTATGGGTCTTCAGACTGAACAAGACTGGATCGACTTCTTAGCTATATTGGGGTATAATGCAACCATTAGACAAGGTCGGTGTTATGGTATATTTCCTTATGTGTGTACATTCCCACTTTACTTATTCGACCAACCAATGAGTGCTAGGTTCGATTGGGAAATAACAGTTGTTGGTCCAGGTGACCCGTGTATCTTCCCGTTCAGTGGCTTGTTTCCTATCTGCTTTAGTGATGGGTTCACAACAGTGCTTGGTTGCTTCATCAGGAAGCTTAAACCAACTAACACTAATATTAGGATCATATATACATGAGGCCCGGTTGTAGTGGTTGTAACCATGCACGGGGTATTATTAAGAATAAGGTGTCTGGAATGTTGATGCAATTCACAGGTGAAGATAGTCGTAAACAGTTCTACATTGATAATGTGAATCGAACGTATGTAGCGTACATGACTAACCAGGTACCATATGAGTGGTTCGGGTATGTCCATAGAATGAGTCGTAGCGAGTATAAGTTATACTTTGATGAAGAGCTCAATGATAAGCTCGATGAAGCTCTCATCAGGGCAACTGATAATTATGTATTCAATGCTGATCATGGAACCTTATTTCAGGTTCTTGTTAATAAGTTTAAACGCAAATAGAAGGGGGCGTTCATAAATGCAAGTAATTCCAACCAAAACAGATGGTGTGTCAACACTACCAGCCGCTGAGTTTAACCAGATACCTTTAGAAATATCAAATGCTATTACAGCGTCTGGCATCACGCCAAGCTCAGGTGATGCTTATCAGCTATCAAAGGGAATGGCGAACTATGCAGCTGTGGGTCAGTATTATGTCGATAGTGGAACAGCCAATGCCAAGGTGTTAAGTGTTGGGGGTTCTAGAAATGGTATAACTGCCTATGCTACTGGAACAGTTATTAGGTTCTTAAACCTAGTCCAAAATACAGGGGCTACAACTGTTAACGTTAATGGTCTTGGTGTTAAGGACCTAACAGATGCTGATGCTAACGCGCTTAAAAATGAAGACCTCGTTACTAATGCCTTTGTTGAAGCTTATTATGACGGAACACGGTTTAGGCTCACTGATAACAGGTATAAGGGTGCCATCACTCTTTCAGCGTCAGCTACATTAGATACAACATACCTTGACAGAACAGTTATGGTTGATGTATCTGGCGGTTCTGTTGTTGCTACCTTACCAGCTGTTTCAGTGGTATCACAGGGTTCTACAATAACCTTTGTAAGACAGAACGCTGCAAGTAACAACGTTATGAGAATCCGTGGTAGTGGTGGTACTGAGTTAATTGGTAACAAAACTTCCTTAGACTTTTATGGTCACTATGACTCCGTAACAGTTAGACGCGCAGGTACTCAGTGGTTTGTTGTTGCGGTCAATATGGCGCCTGTTATTAGTGGTGCATACTCTGGAGCTTCAACAACCCTTTCAACAGCTACATTGACAGTTATGGGCCTTGCAACAGCAGGTGTAACAGCTTCGTCAGGTGTTGGAACAGCTTTGTCTACTGGTTTCGTAGACCTAACCAATGAACGGATATATGGACTTATTCCAGGTTGGTACTTTGCCACAGCATCCATTGAGTTCGTAGCCAACTCAACAGGATATCGTGAAGTTAGGATATCAAAGAATGGAACAACCCCGTATGCAACCACAGTAAGTTCTACTGTTAGCGGGACTGATAATGAAATTGTTATGACTTCTGGATACTTTTATATGAATGGATCTTCTGACTATCTTCAAGTTATTGGACGCCAGACCAGTGGTGGTAACTTAAACGGTGTTCCTCAGATAAACGTAATGTTCTTAGGTCGTGAATATAACTAATAGGGTGAATGATATGAGTATAGATATTGAAATGTTTGCACGTAAAGCAAATGCTGTTCTCAGTGTTATTGCACCTGGACAAGCTTTAATGTTTGCTGATGGTGAGTTTAAGATTTGTGATGATAAATCTGGTGAACTAGTTGAAGGCTTAGATAATACTGCAGCTGTTCAAGCTTGGGTTGACGCACATGGTGATGCACTTGCTGAAGGACTAGCAGCTCAAGCACGTGCTAAGCGTCAACAGCTTCTAGTTGAATGTGACTGGTCACAACTACCTGACGTTAAGCAAGAATTACGCGAAGCCTATGCAGGGTATAGACAAGCGTTACGGGATATACCAGAACAAGCTGGTTTCCCACATGACATTGAATGGCCAGTCAAGCCATGAAGATAGTAGATGGTGAAGGGGTGCGTAGCCCCATACCTAAACGAGCTAGTAGCAGAAAGCGTGCGCCTGAGTGTGACCATATGGCTGAGGCTCTTCTGTTAGATCGTTTAGATGATATACATGATGACATCAAACAACTACAAACTGATGTACGTGGTTTACAAGATGATATGCTTAGACACCGTACAGGTGCTAAGATGGTAGTAGCTATTGGAAGTGCTCTTATCGCTGTTGCAACATGGTTGTGGACACAATACTGGCAATTAGCTAAACACATAATATAGGAGGTACTTTTGTTACCTGCACT